CACCGGAGAAGTATGATTAATAATATCCGGGAAGTAATGGTTGCGGGATTGATTGAGCCTCACCAGAAAGCAAGAAAGACGCATAATGAAGATAAGTATGAGAAACAACTTAGAGGGAAGGGAGTCAGGCGTGGCAGTGCGAAGAAAAAGCCGTGAAATAGAAGTGATAAAGCGCATCCCCCCGGTTAGTGATTACTTATCAACGGGTTGTACTCTCCTCGATTTGGCTATATCAGACACTTATCCGGGAGGGTTTGGGGCTGGTAGGATAAATCACTTATGGGGAACTGAATCCAGTTCCAAGTCAGTGTTGGTGGCTGAAATATTAGGTGCCGCTCAGAGGAAAGGGGGGAAAGCCACCCTCATAGAAACTGAAGGGACTTTCGATGAGAGCCGGGCTGAGGATTTATTCGGAGTGGATACCAGAAAGCTGAAATACATTTCTCCGGAGAAGGGAAACATCAAAACTGAATTGTCCATCGAGTATCTGTTTGATGAGCTTTTAACTAAGATGGAAGATGAAGCGGCAAAAACAAAGGCTCCATGTGTGGGGGCAGTCGATAGTCTTTCAGCTATTCCTTCTATGCCTGAGATCGAAAGGGGCATGGGAGAAGCCACGTATGGCACGGATAGGGCGCAAGCCTTATCCAGGGGGTTTAGGAAACACGTGTGGCGTATGAATAGATCAGGCTTGGGGATGGTTTTCGTTGATCAATCGAGGGATAAGATAGCAGGATTTGGGGGCAAGACTTTCTCTGGGGGGAATGCTCTCAGGTTCTTTGCCAGTACGAGGGTAATGACTCAGGTGGTGAAGACTCTTATCAATAAACATAAAAAGCCAATTGGCATTCGAGTGAAGGCCAAGATTGAGAAAAATAAGATAGCACCACCGTATCGTGAAATTGAGTTCATTATTAGATTCGATTATGGGATTGACGATATAGCCACTAATCTCGATTGGTTGAAGCAGAATGATCCTACAGTACCAAAAAAAGGGAATGTTTATGTCATTCCGGGAGTAAAGAAAAAGGGCACTGGATTAGCATCAGCAACGAAGATAGTGGAAGCAGAGCAGGCAGAAGAGGCTTTGATTGAAAGGCTCGTAAAAGTTTGGCATATGGTTTATTCAGATGATGATGAGCGCATCCCCCGGAGGAGGTTCATATGACGGTTAGGAGAGTGACTAAAAAGTTCCGTTCTTCTGGGGAAGATTGGTTTGGTGTGTATCAGCATAATGAAGGATGGGAAGATGAGTGGAAAGATATGCCTGAATTCAAACACCAAGATTTGAGACCTAAAAGAAGTGTATTGGTTCATTTTAGGAATGAGAGTGATATTGATGAGTTTGCTAAATTAATTGATCAAAGAATTACTCCCAAAACAAGGTTTGTTTGGTTTCCTAATATGTTAAGAAAAATGGCAGAAAATAAAAGGTATGTTGATGAATCCTAAATATCCGATATATATTATTTCAAAAGGTCAGTGGGAAAGCAGATTGACAAGCAAAGCTCTTGAAATAATAAAAGTGCCTTATTATATTGTTATTGAACCTCAGGAATATGATCAATATGCTTCAGTGATAGACTCTAAAAAGATTCTTACTTTGCCTTTTAGTAATCTTGGTCGGGGTTCAATCCCGGCTCGTAATTGGGTGTGGGAGCATTCTATTTCTGTGGGAGCTAAAAGACATTGGATATTGGATGATAATATAAGTTATTTTTACAGATTTAATAATAATATAAAAATAAAGGTTTCTTCAGGCACAATATTTAGATGTGCTGAGGACTTTGTTACTCGGTATCGTAATGTAGCATTAGCTGGTTTCCAATATGATTATTTTGTTATTGCTAAAAGGGGTTCCATTCTTCCTGCTTATTTTTTAAACACTCGAATATATTCATGTACTTTAATTAAAAATAATATCCCTCATAGGTGGAGAGGTAAGTATAATGAAGATACTGATTTAAGTATAAGGGTTTTGAAAGATGGATGGTGTACTATTTTGTTTTATGCTTTTCTTCAGTACAAAAGCAGGACTGGGGAAAAAATGAAAGGGGGTAATACAGATAATGTGTATATTGACGGTGATAATCGTTTGAAGTTTGCTCAGTCTTTGCAAAAACAGCATCCTGATGTTGTAAGAGTTGTAAAAAAGTTTGGCCGTAATCATCATTCTGTTGATTATAGGCCTTTTAAAAATAATAGGTTGATTAAGAAAAAAGATTTAATTATTCCAAATAAAATTAATAATTATGGAATGAGATTAGTTGAAGTTCAAGAAAGAGGTTTATATGATCGCGGATAAAAAATTATTAGTTTTGTCAAAACTAATTCCAAAAGACAGAATACGTCCTGCTTTAAATTATATTCATATTAAAGGTAATAAGGCGGAAGTAACTGATGGTCATATTATGGTACAATGTAATTTTCCTAAGGGAGAAGAGTGCTTTCCGGTAGGCACACCGGGAGAATCTGATGAAACTGCTGATATACTTGTTACAAAGGAGCAAGTTGAAAGTGCTTTTAGAAATATATCTAAAAAATCTATTTTACCAGTTTTACAAAATGTAAGGGTTTCGGTAGATAAAGAAAAAAATGAAAGCATAGTTTCGCATACAGATTTAAAAAATGTTGTTAGTTTTAGAGAAAAAATAGTGGATACGTATCCTGATACAGAACAAGTAATTCCTGAATATGATGATTCTGACGTGAAAACAGTTTCTATGGGATTATCCATGCTTAAAAAACTTGTTTATCTTATGAAAAACGCTGATTCAGATAACCCAAGAATTATAATACAATTTGAAAACCCTAAATCAGCATTCAAATTCGTGATTCAAGATGGTTTGTATAAAGGAAAGGAGGGTTTTAATTTTATTATTCCAAAAGACTCTCACGGGGTAGTTTTTAAAGGAGTGATAATGCCTTTGAAGCCGAATAATAGTGGGGAAATAAACAAGATAATGAAAGAACCCTATACAATGGATGAGGGAGGCAAACCTTGATAGTTTGCGGACTTGACTTATCTATGAATCATTATGCACTTGTTATGAAGCATATCGAGTCAAAGAAAACAAGGGTGATAGTGGCGTGGAATGTAGCCAGCCGGGTTCATGAATGGCATGATAAAATACCAAGCAATTATCGGTTGCGGTTTGTAGCCAAGACTCCTCCTGAAAAAGAGATGTTTCATTATTATGTGAATGGTCAATCTATTATAGAAGATATCAGGGATTTTCAGAAAGAGAAGGATTTTGCAGGCCGGGTGTTAGTGGCCTTGGAGGGTTATGCCTATTCATCGTCACCTGTGGGTTTGGCCCGGATAGTAGAAATGACGGCTTTGGTAAAAGAGGTATTATATTTTAATGGGCATGCTATAAGGCTTCATGATCCATTATCGGTTAAGATGTGGGCTGGGGATGCTCATGCTGATAAGGATTATATGGTTGATGCTTGTTTGAAAAAATATAAGATACCGGATTGCTTATTACAGACAAAAACAAATCCGGGACAAGACGTTGCTGATGCTTACTTCCTTATGAAAATGATGGAGGCCGAATATAGGGTGAGGATGGATCCAATGCGTCAGAAAAAGTATAAGGATAAACAGCGTCAAGTATTTAATCGAGTGACAAAGGCATATCCAGAGAATTTGCTTTGTAGGCCTTTCCTTGTTTCTATGCAACCGGAGATTTGATAATGGAAATTGGAATTTTAAAGCAACGTCAATCATTACCGCTTGAGGCTAAGATATTGATGTCTGAGAAACGAATAAGAGAATGGTATAATTATTATAATGGGAATGTATATATATCATTTTCTGGGGGTAAAGATTCGACGGTGTTACTTAACTTGGTTAGAAATATATACCCAGATGTTGTTGCTGTGTTCTGTGATACTGGGCTTGAATATCCCGAAATACGTGATTTTGTAAAGAGTATAGATAATGTTGTGTGGCTTAAACCAAAAATGAATTTTAAAAAGGTTATTGAAAAATACGGTTATCCTGTCGTGTCTAAAGAAAATAGCCAAAAAATATACGAGTGGAGGACAACAAAATCAGAGAAGCATAAGTATAAGCTTATGTATGGTAGTGGTAATAAATATAAGTCTGGGAGATTGCCTTTTAAATGGAGGTTCCTCATTGACGCACCTTTTAAAATAGGGTATCAATGTTGTAGTGTAATGAAAAAAAATCCGTTTAAGCAATTTGAGCGCCAGAGTGGGTTAAAAGCCTTTATAGGCACCATGGCATCTGACAGTCATTTGAGGCGACAGCAATACTTGCGTACTGGTTGTAATTCTTATACTGGTAGAGAACAAAGCAAGCCTTTGTCTTTTTGGTTGACGAGTGATATATGGGAGTATATAAAAATAAATAAGTTATCTTATTCAAATGTTTATGATATGGGTTATGTTAATACGGGTTGTATGTTTTGTATGTTTGGGCTTCATTTAGAGGGTGTGAAGAATCGTTTTACTTTAATGAGAAAAACTCATCCTAAACAGTATAAGTTTTGCATGGAAACATTGGGGTGTAGAAAAGTAATAGATTATACTTTTCCAAACTTAAAAGAAAATTTATATTTTGATTTTGAGGGCAATTAAATGATTAAATTCTTAAAAATAGAGAACTTCCAAAGTCATAAGAATACTTCCCTCAGGTTTGATCCCGGCTTCAATGTGATTGTAGGGAGGAGCGATGGGGGCAAGTCTGCTATTCTTAGAGCATTGGAATGGGTACGAACCAACAGGCCACCCGGTATTGAGTTTATTCGTAAGGGTGAAACAGATGTAAGGGTTCAATTGAATATTGGTAATTTTAAAATCATTAGAAAGCGCACGGATAAAAAGACTGGGACATATCAGGTTAAGAATCAAAAGGCATCTGAAATATATTCCTCATTTGGTTCAGGAGTTCCGGACGATGTTACTAATGCTTTTGGGATGGGTGATATTAATTTTCAATTTCAGTTAGACAAGCATTTCCTTCTCCTCGATACTCCGGGAGCGGTGGCTGGAGTATTGAATAACATTACTAAGTTGGGTAATATAACCGAGGCTTTGACTTGGTTGCGTAAGAGTCGAGTAGAGGAAATGAAGAACCTTGAAGGGATGGTAAAAGAATCTGCTGATTTGGAATATCCTATTAGTGAAGAAGTAGAGAAGATGCTGAATGATGCTACGAGGAAGTCATCCAAGCTTTTTGTCCTTGAGAATGAAAGGGACTCTATTACAGAACGGTATTCTGATGTCAAGTTTATATTGGCTAAAGTATCCCGGCTCCCGAAGAAAAAGGATATTGCTGATTATCCGAATATTATGAGTGATATGTTGGGCTTGGAAGGGAATGTAAAGCGTTTGGCTGATCTTCAATCTAAGCAGGATGAGGTTTTTGCTATTTTAAGCAAACTTGATTTACATAAGACAATGAGAATTGAACTCATAGAGGAAAAGAAAGAGATTGAAGTTGAGGGAAAGGCTATATTGAGTAGGTTGAAGGATTGTCCGTATTGTGGTAGTGTTTTAAATTTGGATACAAAAGGGAGGTTGGTGAAGGATGAAGAGTAATGAGCAACAATGGGTAGAAAGGAGAAGGCAGGCAATAGCATTAAGCACCGTTTGTGTAGGTACGGCTTTTTTGGTAATGGGAGCGGTTCCATGGTTTACGGGATGGCCTGTATGGTTGAAGCTTTCTTCTCTCGGAGTTTGGTTTGTGTTTGTAGGGGCTTTGATATATTCTCCATACGCTCCGAAGAAAGGGAGAACACCGTGAATATATTTAAAGCACTATGGATTTATTTAATTCCGGGATTTAAATGTAATGCAAATACTTGGGTGGATGTTTGTGTTTCTTTAGAACGATGGCCTTGGTTTCATAATATTTGTAGGTGGGTGCGTGGGAAACTTGTACAATTGTATAAAAGGAGGCAATAATTTGCGCATCTTACTGCTATCTGATACTCATTATAGATCGACATCCCCGGTAGGGAGGATTGATGATTTCAGGAAAGCCCAAAGGAATAAATGGAGACGTGTAAGAAAAGCTGCGGAGGAAAATGCAGTTGATTATGTTCTTCAGGCCGGGGATTTATGGAATATGCCAAACCCTCCTATTGAATTGATAAAGGAATTTCTGGTGGTAGCTAATTTTGGGACTCCTTTATTAACTATTTTAGGTCAGCATGACATGTATATGCGTTCTCTTTCCCTCGATAATACAGCGAATGGGTTATTACAACACCTCGGTATAGTGAAAATATTGTCGGAAACAGGCTTTTACGAACAAAGCACCTTTATAGCTGGAGTATCTTATGGGGGTGACTTAGAAAAGGCCAGAGATGCGCTCAGAGCGTCAAAAGCTTCTTATAAGATTTTGGTGATACATGCGATGATCGGGGACAAACCATTATACCCCGGTCATGACATAACGAAAGCATCAGGGTTTTTGAAGAAAGTAAAAGAGGCTGATTTGATTCTTACGGGTGATTATCATTATCCGTATTATCATGAACATGAGGGAAGAGTTATATTGAATACGGGTTGCTTAATGAGGATGACTCGTGATGATAGGGATATGAACAGAAGGCCTCATTATTATATTTTGAATACGATTACAAGAAAACTAAAAAAGAAGTTTATTAAAGCGGAAAGTCCAGAGAAGGTATTTGAGCCGAAGACAGAGCAAACATCTCTCCGGATAGATACCTTTGAAATGATAGAGCAGTTGAAGAAGTCTCACAAAGTGGGTTTATCTTTTACAGAGAACTTGGAAGCCTATTATGAGAAATTTACGTCAACCAAACCAGTAAAGAGTTTGGTGAGAAAAGCTCTTTCTATGGGAGGATATAAACCATAGATGTATAAATTAATGCTTGGTGATTGTTTAAATCGGATGGATGAGATAAAAGATAAGTCTATTGACATGGTTATGGTTGATCCGCCGTATGGAACAACGGCTTGTAAATGGGATTCAATTATTTCTCTTAAACCGATGTGGGAACAGTTGAAACGAATTATAAAACCGAATGGTGCTATTGCTATGACATCAAGTCAGCCTTATACAAGTAAGTTGGTAATGAGTAATGTAAAAATGTTTAGGTATGAATGGGTGTGGAATAAGAAACTTGCTGGAAATACTATTTTAGCGAAAAAGCACCCATTAAAAATACATGAAAATATTCTTATTTTTTCGTTTGCTGGTAATATTTTTTATGCCCCAAAAATGAGACAAGGTAAATTTAGAATGAAAGGTTTTAAATCAGCATTATCAAAAATATACGGGAGTTCTAAAAGTACAGATACCAGAATATGGAATGACTTATACTACCCACAAAGTATTCTTGAAGTAACAAATGCTAATAATAGAATTGGTAGAGTTCATCCAACTCAAAAACCAGTAGCATTAATGGAATACTTGATAAAAACTTATACCAATGAAGGGGAGACGGTTCTGGACTTTTGTATGGGTTCTGGAACAACCGGAGTAGCTTGTTTGAATTTGGATAGGGACTTCATTGGTATTGAAAAAAATAGAAAGATATATGGAACAGCGGTGAAGAGAATCAAAGAAGCGAAACAACAGAGAAAATCAAGGTTTTTTTAAGGGGGAAAGATGAATGATCTCAAACAAGCCTCGAAAGAATTGAGGGACTTCCAAAACAACCAAGAGCAATTAAAAAGGTTGGGTGTTGAAATAAATAGAATCGAGGGGAGGAAGCAAGAACTCAATAAGCAATTAAAGGCCCACGGATTCAAAACGCCCAGAGAGGCATCGGATTGGGAGAAAACAGCCGGGGAAGAGATTGGGGAATTATCCGGAAAGATAAAGGCTGGGAATAATGATGTTGAGGAACGGATAGAAGAGTTGAAAGGGATACTGGGATGAGTAGAGAACAGGACATAATGAATCTCCGGGCTTTCTTTGAGGCCAAAGTAGATCGGTATGCCGAGTTGGATGAAGAGATTGAGAACAAAAAGGATTTGATTGCTGATTATGAGAAGGCTATTGATTGTATCACCACGGTGCTATCAGTAACTCAGGAGGGGATAATTCATTACATAGAGGGGATAATGGAATTGGCTCTCCAATATGTTCACGGGGAGCAGTATTCAGCTCGGTTAATATATGAGATGAAAAGGAATCAGCCAGAAGTTAGAATAATGATCCTTAAAGACAGCATAGAAATGTCTCCGAAGTTCTCCTGTGGCATAGGAGTTGTCGATGTGGCTTCTTTTGCCTTACGGCTGGCGCTATGGTCTATTATCGAGCCTCGTACAGCCCCAGTTATAGTAACAGATGAGCCTTTTCGTCATATTTCGGGGGAAGATCAGGTTATCAAGGCCGGGATGATGGTTAAGAAGTTAGCCTCAGAGTTGGGTTTACAAATAATAATAGTGAGTGGTAAGAAAGGGTTGGTTGAGCATGCTGATAGAGTTTTCGGTGTTAGCATAGAAAAAGGAGTGAGCAGTGTTAAAATACTGTGAGTGTGGTTGCGGGGAAAAGGTAAGGAGTCGATTTGTGTCTGGTCATAATCAACGAGGAGTATTGCCTTGGAACGCTGGTAAAAAGTTATCTATATCTCATAGGATTAATATTGGTGAAGGAGGGAAAGGGGTATTTCATAATATATCAGATGTAGGGAGAGCAAAACTCAGGGAATGTGGTCGTAAAACAAGTCAGAGAGTAAGGGTTGAGCTGTCTCCTTTAAAGGGTAGAAAACTATCAGCAGAGCATAAAAGGAAAGTTAGTGAAGGAGTAAGAAAAGCTTATTTGGAAGGGAAGTATAAACCAAAAACTAATAATTCTAAATGGTACAGTAATACTTCTATTGAAAAAATTATGGAAAATGAGTTAAAAATAATTGGTTTAAATTATAAGAAACAACATCATATTATTGGTATTGGTTATGTTGATTTCTTTCTTCCTGATTTTAATATTATAATCGAATGTGATGGGGATTATTGGCACAATTTACCCGGTGCCCAAGAGAAAGATGTTAATAGGGATTTTGGATCCACCTTTTTACATAAGTATAAAACTATTCGATTTTGGGAGCATGAAATTAACGATGATACGGAAGGATGTATAAAGCGATTGAGGGAAGAAATAAAGATGCTTGATAGTCAATAAATGCTATAATTAAATAGAAGGGTGACGGGATTGAGCTTCGGTATCAGAAAGTTATAATTCGGCTCCGGTGAATACATCGAATCCTGTCACTCGTAATAAAGGAGATTATATCATGAAGGATTTTATGGAAGGTATTACACAGGGGTGTACTGTAAGTTCAACTTTACTTCTTTTGATTATAGTAGCACAACTAATTAAAATCATTACTTTGCTGCAATAATACACTTTCGTAATGTAGAGGAGGTTTTATCATGAAAGCAAAGGAATTAGAAGATGGTTTGGGTTTATTTATTGTGGTATTCCTATTTTTTGGGATATTATGGCTGATATCTTGTTCGGGAGAAAGATCAATGCCAAGCTCCCCGGACTCGGAACCAACTGTGACAGAAATCCTTGAGATCAGGGAGGGTTATGGTTTGGATAGTTTGCTTGTATCTATAAATGGGGTGGAGCATTGGGAAGAGATTTATGGTCCAATTCCCCCGGATGGTTATGTGCCTACTTTTCCATCTTTAACTTATGAAGAACAAAAAAAGAAATATGAGGAGGAACACCTTCATAGTCAAGAAATGCTATAATTAAATAGAAGGGTGTCGCGAATCGCGTCTCATTTAGGGAGGCCCACGGGAATTGTGCCTGAACCGGATTCCGCACCCTTAATAAAAATACATTAAGTAAGATGGGAGGTGGACATGTAAGCCTTGGTTAAAACCGAGGATCAGGAGTGAAGGGGGGTAGAGGAACCGAGTATGCTTGAATAAATTATAGTATACATTGTGAAGTTGTTAAGTTTAATTCTATCTTGTTAGAACTGTTTGGGTCTTTTTTTGAAGGAAGTCAACCTGTTGGATAATTCGAGTTTCAGCCCCTCTCCTGATTTACTTAGTACGTTTGAAATTGCTTTTAAATTGATGCTTGATCCAATTATAGTCTCCCTTGCTTTATTTATTTTTATTTGGGCTGTAATTGGATGTTTTTATATATGGGTATTTGAAAGGAGAAATATATGTCGATTCCTAAAGAATTTAAAGAGATACTTGATGAGGGATTACTCACGGCAAAGCTTCAAATTAATATTGCTAAGATTTTTGAATTGATTACAGGAGAATTACGGGGGGGAGGGTATCATCACCCAATCACTTGTAGCGAGGGTGGTTGCCCTAAGTGTTCAACGTTAATGGTAAGTGATTATCATGTATTACCTCCTGAAGTTAAAGATATAATAAGGTTAATGGGTTGGGGAGTTATGAAGGGGATGGAGGCCTAATGCCTTTTGATCATGATGGGATATGGAAGAAAATTCGGGAGGTATATACCAAGCCCCGTGACGCAGTACGAATTAAGGAAATGGAAGAGCTTTGCCGGGATGTAGATTATTTAATATCGGAGATACAGCACGTAGAGAAGAGGATGGGTGTTACCGCACTTATCCCGGTGATGTTGAGGGATTTATGTATACAGCTGAGATATTATGAGGAGAGACGGCATTACAAATCTGACTTGGAATTTTATGATAAGTTAGCAGAAGAGTTCAAGATGGATCCAGTACGTGTTAGAAAGATAGTATATGACACTCAGGTATTAGATACATGGTGGTTAACAGAAGAGGAGGGAGGCCATGAGCCCCAACCAGACGAAGAGGAAGAATGATGTTTGATGAGTGGTATCCAGATTATGTACGGCATATGAAGACAATAATGAGTGATAGTGATTTTGCTTATAATTTTGGTAATGTAATATTTGATGTTGCAGAAAAGAATACTCAATCAAACGAACTAATTCAAGATTTTAGAGGGAGAAGGGCGCAAAGTGCTCCCCAGGTTTCATATATTGATAACGAGGAAAGAAAACATATAACCCATGTAAGAAAAGGGGATGGGGTTTTAATATGAATAAGTATATGTGTAGGAGATGGGTCAAAAGCTTTGAGATGGAAATAACAGCTGATAATGAGGAGGAGGCAATCATTGCTTTTGAGGCAGAGGAGAAAGCACAGGAGATGCCTCAGTCACAGGGAAGTCATGTATCAGTCGATAGGATAACGAGAGCAGAAGAAAGTCTGTCAGACGAGCAATACAAAGGGGAAGGGGATTAACATGAAGAAAATGAGCAAGAAAGGGAGATAACGAGGCAGCAAGAAGAGATAGAAATTAAAGATGAGCAAATAAAAGAAATGGCTGAAATAATAGTAAAGTTAAAAGCTGAAGCATTAACTGCTTGATAGTCAATAAATGTTATAATTAAATAAGGGAGCAATTAAACCAAAACAAATTCCTTTTATCGAAAGGGGAGAAAGATGGAAAGCAAAAACTGGAAAGAAGTGGCGATGGAGTGCATGGCTGGTTTAGTCGTCATGGAAAAGAAATATGATATAATTCAAAAGAGATTAAAGATAACATTAGCGAAGGCACGGACAAGATGTACCCGTATTAGGACGTTGGAAAGGAGATTAAACAATGAGCACCATGAGGCGGATCATTTGCTTCACGTCCGTCAGCTTCAAGGGAAAATAGCATCTCTGACTTCCAAGTGTGATAGTAAAATTAGGATTGTTGAAGAATTAAAAATAGCATTGTCTCGAAAGACAACAGATACCAAGGTCAAAGAATTCATGGAACGCATTAAGGATTACCGATGCCGAGAGAAAAGACATTTGGATGAGATAACTAACTTGAAGAACGGGTTGATGGATTCCATAAGTAATACTCGGACTGGCTGCATCGGAGAAACAAGAAAACCTTCGGATATGAAAGTAGAGGATATACCCTCATCCCGCAAGATTCATGTAGGACACGGGGAGGAAACAAAAGAAAAGTAAAATAAATAAAGAAGCATATAGACATGAAAATCAGGGGTTAGGCAACATAAACTAACCCTTATTTTATTGATAGCCGTAGAAAGGCTATAGCTATATAATATAGTATATATTATGTTATATGTATGAAAGGGAGGAAGAGGAAAGATGGTACGAAGAAAACTGAACATGGGCGAAAGAAGGAAACTCAGAAACTTACTCCGGGTGGATAATGCTGGACAGATAGAGGGAGTAAAGGACGGTTGGGCTGATATAAATTCTATCTTTAAGAGGAAGCATGTCCAACGTATTTTTAAGGAGGAGTTAATTAAGCAAGGATTCACTGAGGCAACGCTGGCGAAAAACTTCATTGCTTTGACTAAGGCTCAGAAGGTAGTAACGTGTAATCATATGGGTGTAATTACCTATTCTAAGAAGTTGGATGATAACCCTATTATAATGGAAGCCAATAAGAACTTAGCAAGACTAATGGAAGCAGAACCAGATAAGAATATAAATATGGATCATTCGGGTGCGGTTGGTAGTTATGATGCTCTGGAGATATTAGATGACGCTGAACTTACAAACATTATCCTTGAATGCGAAGAAAATCCTGAAGAGCAGGATAATAGCTGAGAGGTGTAAAAGGGTTTTAGCCAGAAGGCATATTGTCCAGTTCGGGCATCGTATGTATGATTGGTTTGAATCCCCTCGTCATATTAAGTACTTGGCTGATGTATTAGAGAAGGCTGAGAGAAGAGAAAAAGGATATACCCGGATAATCCTAACATTGCCCCCGCAACACGGTAAATCAACTACAGCATCAGTACTATACCCCACATGGTGGCTTGGTAAGAATCCAAATGATAAAATAATTGAAATATCTTATGGCCAAGACTTAGCATTGATATTTAGTCAAGACGCTCGTGATATAGTAAAGTCAGAAGCATATCAAGCAATATTCCCCGGTGTAGCATTATCCCCAGATAGTAAAGCCAAGAACAAATGGAACGTAAATAAGCCCCATAGAGGCTCCATGACTGCTGCTGGTATCTTGGGTGGTGTTACCGGACGTGGTGCTGATCTAATGTTAATAGATGATCCTATAAAGAACAGAGAACAGGCAGAGAGTAAGACTTACAGAGACAAGTGTATAAAGGAGTATAAGGCTACATTATCAACAAGGCTACATAAGGATAGTGTGGTTATATGTATCATGACTCGTTGGCATGAAGAGGACTTAGCTGGCTGGTTACTAAACGAGAGTAATGAAGACTTTATTGAGATACGGTTACCAGCGTTGGCTGAAGAAGGTGATGTGTTAGGTAGAAGGCGGATGGCTCCCTTATGGCCATCTCATTTCCCCCAACCTATGCTATTAAAGAAACGTAGGATGATGGGTAGTTACGATTGGTACAGTATGTATCAGGGTAGACCAAGACCACCAGAAGGTAATATACTCAAGAGGAAGTATTTTCAGATAATACCAGAACACGAGGTTGCCCCGGATTTGGAATGGGTGCGGTTCTGGGACTTAGCAGTTACCACTAAGAAGGAAAGTGATTATACAGCATCTCTACAAGGGGCATTCGATAAGAGAGGTAATTTATATTTCAGAAAGATGATATGGGGTAGATGGGAGTGGGGGGATGTACGTGATTTAATAGCAACACACTCGGAGGCAGAAGGTCAATCAGTATTGGTAGGGGTAGAATCTAATGCTCAGCAGATCGGAGTATGCCAGGAGTTATGGCGTGATCCAGACTTAGCATCTATTGGTATACTACCTATTAATCAGCATGACGATAAAAGGGTGAGGGCTTTACCATTAGCCACTCGTGGAGAGATAGGCAAATTATACTTAGTGAAAGGAGAAGGGGAGGGAGATTGGATTGACGACTTTATTGATGAGGCAGTAGACTTTCCGAATGGTGCTCACGATGATAGGGTGGACGCTGCTTCGGGTTGCCTCGGTATGCTTAGCGGTTATTATGGATTTGAATTAGCAGGTACTGTATTAACTGAACCAGCAAACAAAGGGGAAAGTGATGGAACAGAAAACAATGAGCCAAGACTTAGTGAAGAAGCAGAAAGAAGAGAAAGAAAAAGAGAACAACGAAGGAAACAAAAAGAGCGCGAAAGAGAAGCTGGAAACGCCGCAGTGTTCCTTGGAGATGGATGATATAATGATTGGTAAGAAAGAAGCAGCTGTGGAAGTGCCTATTACGAAGGAACAAATGCTTGTGGCGACAAATATAGCGAAGGAGGAATCAGAGTTATGGGACAAGATGGAGAAGCTCAAAAAAGAAGGCGGCCAAGCAATCATTAAGGTCACTGTTGAATTCCTTACGCATATATTTTGGCCGGGTTATAAGTGTTTGGGACTTGAAGGCCTTCCGGATGATCTAATGATTAGTGGAGTGAACTATGACCCCTACTCCAACAGCTTCATATTAAACGTCAGGAGCATGTCCTTTGCCCAGAAGGATAAGGGAGAGGAGTTGGACGTATACGAGGGGGATGCTAACAGGGTTACTATAACAAAGGATGATTTCAACTTCATTCTTAACATGAAGGCTGAGCACCCCGGTAAGTCAATCATGGAAGTGGTTGAATTGAGCGTGACCAAAGCTATTGAGGAAATGACTATGGGTCAAGATGCTCTTGATGAGGGGGTTAATCATGACACGGGAAATTAAGCCAGATGATGAGCCCCTGTTAATGAGGGCACTGGATGAGAATAAGAATGAAGAGATATTCCGAATAACCATGAAGGGTCAAGTGGTAGTGAATCCAGCCTTTACTCCGGATGAAGCAACTAAGGCCTTCTGGGACTTAATGAAGAAGCATCAGATTGATTATGGTTTATGTCCTGTATGTGCTACTTGTGGATGGTGGGAGGCAAAAGAACAATACGGAATAAAGGGAGGGCTTTGTCATAGCAAGAAGATGATGCAAGGCTATTACTTACTCAAACTTAATTTCTTACGGGACTGCATAACATTCGCAATAGAGAATCAAACAGCCAGCCTTTATTATACGGGTGATTTATATGGTTGCGTTCATCATAAGCTCGGTACAAGGTTATGGATGGATTCGGATGCTGATTCAGGAGGGGAGAAACTAACCAAGAAGGAAGAAAAGAAGATTGTGAAAGAGTACCAAGGAAAGACAAAGAAAGATCATCCTTGGAAAGCATATAAAGAAGAGATGAATTCAAAGGGGAAAGAGGAACACCCGGAACCGGAAGATAGAGAAGATACGGTAATCATTTCAAATAAAGGATTAAGTAATGGGTGATATAGTATTACATACGATAGTGGCATTGTGTATATTCGGTTATTTCGGATGGGCTGCTTTCTCAGTCTACTTCGTGATGATCGGTAAGAAGGTGGAGGATGGGGCAACCATAGTAGGAAAGCTGATCTGGTATCACGGATTGGCTATGGTCTTTCTGATGGTAGGTGTTGCCGCTCTTACCATGTCCCTCCTCTTATCTAAGTACATATGGGCGGTCATGGGTACCAAAATTCTAATAGGGCAATGATACATTAACGGAGGCAACAATGATTGACTTGATTAAGAGGATAGGGGATGCTCAGGGAATCAGTGTCCCATCTTCCCCGGCTCCTAATTACTTTGGGGGAAGTGGTAGCACTGATCTAAAAAAGAGTGCTACATGGGACGTATGGAGCGGTATGGTTAATCAACTAAGTAAAGCTGATCAACCTGATAACCTAAAAGCCTTTGTTGAGACATATGCCGTATTGCCGTGGATGTATATAGGTGTATGGATCATTTCCTCCTCTATTGCTGCCAGGCCTCTTCAGATCTTCGAGGGCTTTGGGGATGATGCTGAACTCGTGGACAATGGGGATGATTATGATCTATTGAATGAGCCTAATGAAAATGAGGACGGCAATCAGATGATCGAGTCCATCGCTGCTTATCTTGAATTATCCGGTAATGCATTCTTGGAAGAGGTTGCTATCATTAATGGCCTTCCAGTTAAGCTTTATGGATTGGAACCTTATTATATGAATATTGTTCCTGACCCCAAGATTAAAATAAAAGGATACTATTGGGAGAATCAAGGAACTAAGATTGAATACGAACCGGAGAACATAACTCATTTTACATATAACAACCCTCTCAATCAGTTCTGGGGTATGGGTGTAGTTAAGCCCCTACAGACTACATTGATCACGGAGCTTTACCGAGAGATGTACAATAAAGGCTATTTTCAGAATGAGGCGAGGCCTGATGTAGTGCTCAAGCAAACTCCTGATCCAGCGAAGGGTGTCATGCCCCTCATTCCTGCTGCTCGTGAAGAACTGGCTCTCAAATGGACCAATGCTTTTGGAGGCTCCCGGAATGCTCGGAAGCCAGTGGTGTTGCCCCCAAACTTTGATATAGAGTTATTGACCGAAGCAATCCAAGACATGGCCTTCCGAGAGATGGAAAAGAGTTTACGTGAAAGGGTATTGGGATGCTTAGGAGTGCCCCCGGCCTTAGTAGGTTTATTTGAGTTTGCTAACTATGCTAATAGCCGTGAACAGATAAAGATATTTCATACAGTAACATTACCTCCCAAAGAAGATCGAATAGCCAAGACAATCACTCGGAGGATTCTCAGACCGTATAAAGCTGATCATTGGTGTAAGTTTGATACGTCTGATATCCCGGCTTTACGTGAAGATGGGAAAGATCAGACAGAGAGACTGTCTCAAGAATACGATAGGGGAATTATAACACTTGGTGAATTTAGAGAGCAGAGAGGATACGGGAGGACAGACGATGATGTTGTTAATGATACCCGTGTAATGATTCAGAGTCTTGTACCATTTGATGAAGCAGGTGCTTTACCCGAAGAGGGTGGAGGATTTGAGGAGCCTGAGGAGGATGTCGTTGAGTGAGTGCCTTAAATGCGGACTATGTTGTAAGGATATATTTATTGGTGACGGGTTATTCGATAGTGATAATCCGGTAGATAAGGATTGCGCTTTATTTATAACGAAGCATTGGGAAGTAATTAAGACTTATCCAGATGGGAGCTATTACAAATGTACGTTATTAAACGAGGAGACAAATCAATGTACAGACTATGACCATAGGCCTTATACCTGTAGTGGCTTTCCTCTATATGGTAGGGATAAAGTCAGTGAGGCCGAATTGAAGAAGTATCCATTATGTGGTTTAATGAAACGAGGGGAGAAAGAAATGGGCAATACAGTAAAGATCAGGCAAGGTTATATGGATGGCGAGGACTTTCTGGAGATCAATGGAGTAAAAGTCCTGACTCAAGGATATACAATTCAGGTGGAGCCGGGTGATGTTCCAATGTTAACAATGACGATACCCATCGAAATAAATGCCGAGCTTTTAACCGCCATTGACGCCAATATCATTTCGTTAACACCCAAAGGGGAAGAAACAAAGAAAGAGTTTGAGGAGGTGGACGACACTTGAAAGAATTTATAATCAATTGGGCAATACGTATCGTGGTAGGGAAAGTGCTTCCAAAGCTTATCAGTGGAAGCATATCTGATCTTGCTATTGATCGTGCTGCGGAGAAGTATGCGGGCATTGTTACTGATACCGGGCAGAAAATAGCCGGAGTTCATTGGAATGATTTAGAGGACTCCATTCAAGAAAAGATAAACCGATTCACGAAGGCATTTAATAAGAAACTGAACTATGATGATTAATGCAATGATTAACCCGTTTTTCCCCTTTGGTTAGACGGTGAGGAGGGCTGGGGGCTGTATCTTTGCTCCCCTCTCTCCTTTAAATTGATTAGAACGTGGCGAGAACAAGAGGAGTAACAATGGCGAAGGCAACTCAGAGAGACTATAATATATATGCGAGGCAAAAAAGCTCCTCGGATAAGATAATGTATCATGCTTGGTTGAAAGCTATAACTAAGGTGAATGCAGCCTTTGTTGCCAAAGCCAAAGCCGGGAAAGGTAAAGCTGCCCCTCTCTCTGAGAAACAAATAGCAAAGATTATAATACCAACGGTCAGACCTGCTTATGGGAAGGTTGCTGGTAACGGATTCGAGGCCGGGATTGATAACGTTCAAACAAGATACGGAAGACCATTGCCGTCCGTTGACGTAGGGTTGGGAAAGGGGTTGTTGTTCACCTCGGCTCAGGTGGTCATGGACTTAAGCAAGGCTTCACAAAGCACGCTTGAAAATCTCGGCCTCGGTTCCGTTCAACAAGAGCTATCACAATCAGGTATGAGTAAGGTAACGGACGTTGCCGCTACACAGCGAAGTAAAATGCAGCGAGTGATGGAGAAGTCTATTGATGCTAATGAAAGCTCAGATGAATTAGCAGAGCGGTTAAAGAAGTATACAGACGGTAATCAAGCCAGAGCAAGGGCAATAGCGCAGACAGAAACAACGAAAGTATTCAATGCTGGGACGTTAGCTGGGTATGAGAAATCGAGAGTCACTGAAGGGAAAGAGTGGGTGACTAATATCACTGGTAATCCTCGACACCCTCCGGAAAGTAAGTTCAATCATTTGGGTGCTCATGGCGAGGTTGTTCCTGTGGACAAGCCTTTTATGAGGACGGGGGAAAGCTTGATGCATCCCGGTGATCCATCTGGTTCTGCGGGTAATGTTATTTATTGTTATTGTGGTATGATGCCTAAGATCGGAAGGCCCAAACCAAGAACAGCTACACCAGAAAATTTAAGTACACCTAAAGATATTCTTGAGACTCGTATGGGACAGGCTTTTGATAAGATAGATCCAAAAGCAATTACATCGGTCAGTCAAGTAAAAAATGAAATCAAAGTGAAAGTGACTTCCGGTAAAAAGGAATTGCTTCATTCAACTATAAGGTTAAACAATCCTGAGAAAAGTATTTTTGTAAGCACAGTAGAGGTTGCTGATGAATTGCAATCGAAGGGAATTGGAACCAAATTTATTAGTACTGTAAATGAGATGGGTGTTAAGAAAAAATATGCTACAATTGATTTGATAGCTGAAAATGATGGCATTTGGTTTTGGGGTAAAAAGGGATTCACTATTACAGAGAACAGAAAACTAATATTGGGAGATTTAAAAAAGATAGGAAATGATGTTGGAGTGAAATTTGTTGATGAAAGAGACATTCATAAATTATGGAAATATAGAGATGATTATCCAGATTTATTTCCGGGTCAATTAGTCATGGTCAAGCCTTTGAAGTATAGCAAAAAATAGTTGAGAGAACTAAAATATAAATTTATGGTTTAAGCAACCATAGACGTACCATAGAGCAAGTATCATATTTAAGGGTATACTTATATGGTTGGAGTACCAATCTGGAGTGGGACTTGAACCCCAACGAGTTACGAGTGATAGTAATGGCACTATATATGGTATAGCATATGTACTATTAAAATGGTAACGGAGGGAGCGAAAATGGTAAGGAGGAAGAAAAGATTTAACTTGAAATTATCCAAGCTGGACGGGGTGGAATTACCCGGACTGAAGAAGGTTAAAAACTTCTCTTGTGAATGTCTTGATTGTGGTAAAGTAGTTAAAAGTGAAGAGCATTGTATTGATTTAAAATGCTCGGCTTGCGGTGGTAAAATGAGGAGAGTATCGAGGCCGGGAATAGGAAAAAAAGTTTCAGAAAAGGGAGGTGGCAATGAGTCAAATTTACTTTTACAAGTAAGGGATTTTAGTTCTTATCTATTGCCGGAGCCGATTACCATTGATGAAGTCTCTTTTGAAAAAGGCCAAGAGCTAAGAATGGTGACTGGTGTAGTTCTGGAACCGGATGTTGTGGATGGTCAGGGTGATATTTATAATGCAGAAGAAATCCGCAAAACAGCTCATTCGTTCATGGCTGACTATACTGGACAAGGCAATGGTTTCATGCATAAATCCTTTGGTGACCCCGGAATACCGATTGTTGAAAGTTACATTGCTCCGGTTAACTTTCGTGTCGGTAAGGAATTGGTGTTGAAGGGTAGTTGGTTGATGACCTCCTTAGTATTAGATGATAAGAAGTGGGAGGCTGTCAAGTCGGGTAAGTTAACAGGATACTCAATCCGAGGGAGGAGCAAAACCAAGTATGAAGAATAAAAGACGCAAACGAAGGTTGGTTGATATTGAGACAGATGAAGTTTCCATCGTTGATATCGCTGCCAACCAACGTAAGTTCCTCATAGTAAAAAAACAGAACAAGGAGGAAGATCACGTGGATGAACTGAAAGAAGTATTGGAAGGTATCGAAAAAGCTCTGAACCAATTAGCAAAGGGTCAGTCAGTTATGGCCAAAGCTTTTGCCGCTCAGGAAGAGCCCGAGGATGATGACGCTGATATCCTGACGCTGTTGGGTAAGGATGTACGCAAGGCCGGAGCGAAATATTCAAAGGCCAATCTCGGACGGCTCAAAGGCATTCGGGATTCCATCAATTCACTCTTGGCTGGATTTGATGATGATGCCGGTGGTGATGATAAGGATGATAAAAAAGACACGAAGAAAAATGATGTGTCTATTGATAAGGTCAAGGATATGCTAACAGCCGGGATTCGGAAGGG